ATGATGCTCCCATTTGTATTTTGTTCCCTTATCTTCCGATTATTAGAACGCTTTCATAGAAATGAAACAACCTTGTGTATCAAATGTCAAAGAACCACCATCAGCAACAAACCCAGCCTGAACTCTGAAATAATCACCAGATGAAACACTTGCCAAAAATCCATTAATGCTTGTACCACCCTCATCCTGACCAGTTCCATCTCTTGTAGCATAATTCTTTGACATTTGATACACAAGGTTGTTTCATTTCTATGAAAGCGTTCTAATAATCGGAAGATAAGGGAACAAAATACAAATGGGAGCATCATATTCAATCGTAAACAACTTGGTCCAGGAAGGATTCACGGTTACCAACAGAAGAAACCGAAGAGTCTCTGGCATTCCAACGGGTCAATTTACATACGATCTTTATGACCCGACAGATGCGGTGAGTGCGCTTCCGCTAACATTTACAGATTTAGGTAGTGGAAACTATCGCGCTGAATTTACCCCAAATGTTGTGGGTGATTGGTACTTGGTTGTGTATCACCCAAGATATTTTCCGTGGGGAAAGGCGAACGACATTAAAGTTCAAGCAAATGATGCTGAACTGGCCCGTAAATTTCTTACAAATAAACAGACACTTGAGAAAGATGCAGATGATCATTTTGTTCAGACTATTTATGATGACGATGAAACAACACCTCTACAGATCAATGATTTGACATGTGATGGTGACACGGAAACGAGGGATCCGAGATGAGCGACTGCTTAGTGACGAATTTTGGAATATTGACAAACGGGGCATTTTCTGTCTGTTTTAGAAGAGGCGTTGTCGGTGGTGGTGCTCCGGCGGTTAATATGATTAAGCAGGAAGAAGAAAGAGTAATTCCCCGTATGGTAGTAACAAGAGTTAAAGAAGATCCAGGAGAAAAGAAAAGCCCCATCTCAGTTACAATAAAACGCATTACATAAGGATAAGAGCAATGGTTAAATTAAATATTAATGAGGAAAAAGTAATTGATTTTGAATTTGAACTTAGTGGTCTATCCCCAAGGCAAATTGATACAATGTTAAGATTTCGTGTTGATAATGTTGAGTACGGGTTCCCTGCGGAATTAAAAGAGGATCGTATCCGTATTGAGATCCCACCGCTAAAGAATATCGTTAAGAGAGAATTTAAAGAGGGGGAAACATTTGACGCGAGACTTGAAGTAACAGGAGATGGACATTATCTTGTTCCTTGGAATGATCATCTTAAAATTTACAACCCAATTAAGATGGAAGCGAAATTAAACGAGAACGAAGAAGACGTCAATGATAAACCAGAATTAAAAGTTAAAGTTCGTGAGGCTAAACCTGAACCAAAGAAAAATATTTCTGAGAAAAAGAAAATAACCAAGGAGCCAGATTTTGATAAGCTTGTTGAAGAGAAAGTTTCTAAGACAAAAAAGAAAATGATCAAAGAAACATCAGGCGGAACAGTTACAAAATCAAAATCAAAAACTATGACAAAAGAGCAATTTATGAATATCACGAAAGAACAAGTGATGGAATATATTGAAAAGAAAGGTTCAAAGAACCCTCAGATTCGCGAGTTGATTTATAATCAAGCAGTTCAAGCAGCAGGTTCAGCAAAACCATATAAAGTCTTTGCTAAAGTCTACGAAGTATTTAAAAATAAAAAGAAATAGGGGGTGCTTATTTGAAACCTTGCCGCCTCAATTGGAGGATGAGGAGAGTTAAACAGGTAAAAACTTGTGGTTTTATAAAATGCATTTCAAGAAAGGAACAGAGAAGATTATTTAAGCTTTATAAAGGTTAAGAGGAGAATAAAAATGGCTGGTAAATATGAAAAATTGAGTCTAGCAGCCTGGAAATTTGCAGAGAATTGTCTCTCAGTAAAAGTTTGGGTCATATTTAGTTTCATGATTGTGTCAACAGCTTTGCTATGGAAAGTTGGTGTGACAGAAGAGACATTTTCTACTTGGGCTACAGGTAACGGTTCTATCATTGCGACCGTATTAGCTATTCGCGAAGGAATAAAAGTTAGAAAAATTAATGCCGCAGCAAACGGGCACGACGAAGAGTCTAAGAAAGCAGTTGAGAAAATAATGACATAAGGGAGAAAAGCAATGAATAGCGTTCTCACAAGCATTATAACAATTGGAGGTGTAGCCGGAATTGGCTACATCATTTTTTCAATCTTTGGTGGTGGTAGTGGAAAATTAATCAGTTCAATACAAGATATGTTCAAGAAGAAAAAAGCAGAAATGCAACCACTTGAAGATAAACAAGAAGAGCTAGTAAAGAAGATTGCAAAAAACAAAAAGATAGCAAAAGAGAAAAGAGAAGAAGTTAAGAAAATACGGGAAGAAGCAAATAAGAAGATTGTTGAAACATTGGAGAAGGAAGACTTGGCTTCTCTCTTAATGGAAGAGGAGGCTATATGGGAAGAATAAAGAAAGTACTAATAATTCTTTTATCTCTGTTTTTATTGTCTTCTTGTACAATGTTCAAGGAAGACCTTATGAATGTTCCGCCTGACTTTGAACAAGAAGTTGTTGAAGAGCTGCCGATTCCTGAATCAGAGGTTGATAAACTTGAAGACATCGGTCGCCCAGAAAAGATAATTCTTGATGAAAATTTTCAAGTGACTGAAGACGTATCAAAAGGTGCTTATGTAGCCTATTCAGTAAGCGAATATAAAAAAGTAGTTGCACATTTTCGCAAAGAAAAGGAACTTGAAAAACTTGCCAAAAAACTTGAAGAAGAAAATGTTCAGTATGTAACAATAATAAATGATCAAAGTAAAGCACTTGCTACAGAAAGAGCATTGAGACAATTACAAACAGAACTAACCAATTATAAAATTAGACAAACTAACGAATTACGTAATGATGTTGCTTGGTTAAAAGCAGAAACATATTTTTGGAAGATTGTGGTTATTGGTGGTATTGTTACGGCAATCGTGCTTGCTTTCTAAAATGGAGATAATATGGCAAAAACCATTAAAGATGTAAAAGAAAAGAAAAAGATGGAACTTCTTCGCAAAAGAAATACTCGCGGAGTCGGCATTGGTTTTAAAGTATCTGATGGTGTTGTAACCGATGAACCTGCCATCATTATCAATGTAACGAAAAAGCTTCCCAAAGCATATTTGAAGAAAGGTGATTTGGTTCCAAAAACTTTGAAAGGTTATAAAACAGACGTAATAGAGGTTGGGCATATTAAAGCCCTTCAGGTAGACCCGAAAAAAAAGCATAGACCAGCACCATGCGGAGTCTCAATTGGGCATAAAAGCGTCACCGCTGGGACGCTTGGTTGTCTGGTTAAAAAGAATGGTCAAACGTTTATTCTAAGTAATAATCATGTTTTGGCTAATTCAAATAATGCAAAAGTCGGTGACGAAATTATTCAACCTGGAAGTTATGATGGCGGAACACTAAACGACCAGCTCACGAATCTTGCTGAGTTTATAAAGATTGATTTTGGTCAAACTGAGCCGCCACCAGATGAGGACCCTTCACCTGATCCACCCGATGATGATGACGATGGGTGCCCAATTGCGAACATATTTGAAAAAGTAGGTAATTTCTTTGCCAAGAAACTTGGTTCAAGATATGTGGTTAGACTAGAGAAGTTCTCTTTACCTAACTATGTTGATGCAGCTTTGGCGGGGCCAGTGGAAGTTGGTGGAGATGTTCTTGATGAAATTATAACAGTTGGTAAAATAGCTGGAGTGCTTCCAAACCTCCCAGCTCTTCTCACGCCACTTCACAAATTTGGAAGAACAACTGAATATACAGAAGATCAAGTTCTTCAGTTACATGCGACCGTTAATGTTGATTATGGTGGAGGGAAAATTGGAACTTTTGATGACCAAATCCTTGCAGGTCCGATGAGTGCAGGTGGAGATTCTGGTTCAATCGTTCTAACAAAAGATAATATGGTAGTAGGTTTATTGTTTGCTGGTTCTACTTCAGTAACAATTATAAATCCTATTTCTTATGTAATAGATGCGCTCAAGATTGGGTTCTAATGGAACAAAAAAGAAATAGAAGGGATTAAGTCATGTGCTTCGTTGAGAAGATTAAAGTTTTACTAGAAAAAAATATGACTGATAAGGCATATAAATTGTGGGAGGGAGTGAGTAAAATCATTCCCTCCGTATGGGATAAACCAACTTCTTCAACAAAAAAATACCATAAGAAATTTGATGGACGAACACCAAATATTGATGAGCATACCTACGAAATGTTATACGCTGCCACGAAACTTTTTCCAGCTTTTAATATCAGACCAAAAACCTCAGATGCAGATGTTCTAATGCTTGCAATTGCTTTCCATGATAGTTTGAAATATGGAAAGTGGGGGGATTTGAGGTTTTGTGATATGAAGCATGATCGTGAAGCTGCCGAAATGATAAAGTTTAATAAAGAAACATTTGTGAAAATTCTAAGCGAAGATCAATTTGAAATGCTTGAAGAAGCCGTTCGTTTTCACACAGGAAGATGGAGTACTGACGTAAGAAATCAAAAGGATTTTGATTTTAAAAATTTTGGAGTTTACACTTTACTAGTTCATGTTTTAGATATGATGTCATCACAGGATCTTATCCAAACAGATGTGAGGGATTTTAATGAATTCAACAATATTAGTACCGGAGTTGCAGCATTGGGTTAACCAGCTAATTCTCGGCTCAACGGTTAATAAGCAGGGGATACCAATCCCTGTCAATATTGATGAACTTTACATGCCCCAAGCATCTTTTATTGAAATGCTTTTTAACGATAATTACTCACATAATACCTATAAATATCTTTATGTGTTAAAACAGAGTCAAAGCTGTATGCCATATACCGCATTTAATCGATTGCAGATTTACCCTAACTGGAAATATGCTTATGCAGATACGACAGGCGTGAATTTATTCGGTCTAGTTGGTGAAGACTTATTAATGCTGAATGCTCTGCTACAATATCGGATCGATTCAACATCTTTAAATGTTATTGATGTAGATTCTACTGCTTTTGTTGATTCAACTGCAATGGTTTATCTCATGCAAGATACAACAGCTAACGTTTGGTATCTCTTAGGGAACCCAAATCTTTTAACACGACCTTTGGCAAAACTCATATACATTTATTTGAACTTTATAGTTAATGGAACAACGACAACTAGCTGTAATACGACAACAGTAACAGGAGATGGTTTATTGACCTATACTTATGAGATCTATGTAATAGAGAAAATTTTCGCTGCTGTTTCGGCAAGGGGTATATAATGATAGATAAGAATACCTTTTTCAAGTTATGGAACCAACTTAGAGGGATTAACCAAGATGATCTAACGAGTGCGTTAAAATCTTTAGTTAATTCTAACCAAGGTTCCACTGATAATCTCTTTCGAAACATTATAGACCAGCCAGCATTTAATACAGCAGATTATCAAAGGCTTCGTCAGTTTCTTATTGACTGGTATGCTTCACTTCGGACAATGACTGGAAGTCAGACGCAAGTAACTGACCCATTCTCAAGATCAAATGATGAACTTGATGAACTTTTTCGCAGCTTTGGGTATAACTTCTCAACTGATATTAAAGGGCCATCAGTAGATCCTGTCTCACTCAAAGTTGCGTTCTTCCTGGACTTAGTAAATCTGTATAAAATAAAAGGTACGCCTCAAGCACTTCTTGAAGTACTTCAGTATTATGGAATCAACGAAGTTGATATTTATGAATTGTGGGTAAGAAAAGAATCTCCTAGTTCACTTATATTCCGAGGAAACATCGTAGCTGGAACGAGTGGAAAACCAGAAGATACGATTACTTTACCTTTTGATTTATTAACTGAAAATGATCCTCATTGGCGTTATTCGCAATCCCAAATACTTACACTTGATAAATTAAACAAAATAAACCTTCCATCTCTATCTCCATACTTTGCCGTCAAACCTATCTATGATGTTGACGCAGCAAGCTTAGCAATTTTGTTTAGAACAGTTCATGATCAATTTGATATTTGGAATGGTGGTGGAACATTAACTGAAGATGCAGCAATTTCACTTCTTGGAGAAGATGCATCATTACTTGCATTGTATCTTGCGTGTATATATTTCTTTAACCAAGCATTTAGCGCCGGGTTTAACTCTGGTAATAACTATGTAATATATGATGGAACCAACACTACCGTTTCTTCAATTCTTGACGAGTTTGATTATATAACACAAAGGAAGATTACAGAGAGAAGTCAGATTCTAGAAAGACTAAACCAATATTATGATACCTTTACAAGAATTGATTCTACTCATTTTCTTCAAAACCCAAATGACGCAGGGAACTATCTAGCCTTAGTTGATTCTACATTAAAAAATGATCTTGATTCGCTAGGCGAACCACCAGCAGTTATACTTGAATCTTTGTTAAAAGATTTAGGTGATTGGGTTAAAGTAAATATAAACTTTGGTTTCATAAATATTGCTCTTATTCTCGGTGGACTGACAAGCGTATTTGCTGATCTACGTGGAGCTATTAACTTCTTCAAGCCTTATCGAGCAAGATTGATTCCAATTGAATCAATTCAAGCAAGAAATCGTTTGTTTGGTACTATTTTTGTAGAAGATTCATTCTCGCATGATGTTGAACAAAGGTTCTACGATTTCATCACAGGCGATGGAGCGCCTTGTTGTTCTGGAGACGGAACTACTGTTATATGTTATGACTCAACTGACTCGCCGCAATATTATGCTCGTGATACATATGATTGTGGTTCATATCATGATATTGGGGCTGCCACTGATCTACCAAGGCCACCAGAGTTCACAATTGAGCACACGATTGATGACTATCTAAAGTGCCCAACAGATGGAACGGGTTTTGTTGTTTCTGATCTATTGACGAGGAGATTTATCGGCACAAATACTGTTCATCTTGAGAAGGATGAAGATTCAATTGGTGTGTCAATTACCGACCAAACGAATACCTTATATGTTGCAAATGTTGATATATACAACATAGAAGATCCTTCACCGTCAATATACGACTATGTTATAACCGGAAAGAATTCTGGTAGCTTTAATGTAACGTTCTCCGATTTTATTGATAGTGAAAATTACTTACTTGATTATAAGGTAGATAAGTCAACAAGTTCTGGAATACTTAACCTGTCAACGGGTGATCTAGTTCGATCAGTATTATTTCCTGCTCCAACTGCCGACACCAATTATGCTATCACTGGAAGCATGGTAAATACAGTTGATGCGAATCCTTCTATTTTCCGATATTCAGTTATTGAAAAATACACAACAGGTTTTAAAGTTCAATTCTCTGCTCCAATTGATTCTGATAACTACAGTTTTGAGTGGATTGCTTATGATAGTACAGCAAGTGGTATAACTGATATCGCAAATGGTTCTAATTATCAAACTGTCAATCTACCAATTGCTCAACCAAATAATGATTATGCTGTCATCGTAGATATCACGAATACGGTGGACGGAACATCAAGTTCTATTTATTCTTATATTGTTAAGAATAAGACATCTACTAGTTTTGATGTAGTATTCTCTTCACCAATTGACTCCCCAAATTATAAACTCAATTGGTATGTCATATCACAGACATTGGAGTTTAACAGTTATGAATTTTATCAATCAGGCGAATTTAGAGATTTTGATACCGAAGGAACGTTCGATTGTACGTTTGGTTTTGACCTTGTTAAAGTCCAACTCCTACCTGCTGGTTTCTTCATTCTTAAAGAAGACGGCGGTTACCTACTTCAAGAGAACGGTGGTCGCTTGCTTCTGGAAGAAAGTCCATAATTATCGGGGATTTGTTCTCGGTAAAAACACCTTGGTAAACCCGGACTACTACTCTGTGACAACGGAACAAATAACAAAATATGAAATCACTTCGAAGGAGGCTTTGTAATGCCAAGAACACGATATCCAGGTTTGATTGAGTTTGTTAAGTCCGAAATAATTAAAGGCACATCCACTCGCGATCTTTATGTTAAAGCAGTGGACGAATTCGGTTATGAGGAAGATCTACCCTTGTTTTACAATTATGTTTATAAAGTTAAGATGAGACACATGAGCGACGATGAAATTCCAGATGAAGACGGTGATTATGATGAAGATTATGAATATGGAGATCTGGAAGGCATTGAAGTTAAAGGTGATACACCAGAAGAACAGTTGCTTTCAATATTAAAAAAGAATCAAATTCTACATGGAGAAGATGTTTGTAATATCCTTGGTTGTTCACCAAGTGAGATTTTCGACATGATTTCTGATCTTAGAAAGCAGGGGTATGAAATTATTTGTGATGAATCTAATATCGTTTTAAGCTCTATTAAAGCTTCTGACGGGAAAGACATCAGAAAACCACTAGAGAGAAGACGCATCATCTTTGGTGTTATGTCTGACCTTCACTTTGGATCAAAATATATTCAGATTTCTGCTATGCACGAATTCACAAGAATCTGTAAGCGTCGTGGCGTTGAACATATCTTCTGTCCTGGAGATATCTGTGCAGGTTACAAGGTCTACCCTGGACAGGATTTTGAGGTTTACGCTCATGGGGCAGCAGAGCAGGAAGAATCTGTAATTGTTAATCTACCAAGAGGTTTTGAGTATTACATGCTTGGTGGGAACCATGATTATTCTTATATTAAAAGAAGCGGCCACAACCCACTTCTAGCCATTGAAAGCAAAAGACCAGATATTCATTATGTTGGATACGATGAAGCCGACGTTCCAATTCTACCCGGAGTTGATGTTAAGATGTGGCATCCAAGCGGAGGCGTACCGTACGCAATGTCATATCGTATTCAGAAACAGGCTGAAACGATTATGAAAAATGAATTGGCCTGTATTTCAATGAATGTTAAACAGAAACCAAGTATTCGATTTCTGCTTGCTGGACACCTTCACATTCAGATGCAAGCAATGTTTGGTTCAATTCTTGGTATGCAGTGTGGGACCTTTGAATCACAGACACCGTATCTAGGTCGGAAAGGTCTGTACCCTGCAATTGGTGGTTGGATTGTTGAAGCAAATATCAAATCCAGTGGGTTGATCGGTGATTTTAACGCACACTTCTATATGTTTGATCCTATTGAGGATGATTACAAAAACTACAATCATTATCTAGATCAAAAGCGTGAAAAGAAAGCAATTTTTGAATAAATAGAGAACAAATAAATGAAGTCCTTCTACATAGCATTCAATCAGCAGACTTTAAATTCAAAATGAGGCGTTAGTCTGCCGCCTGTTAAAAGGAGGTCTCCTATGACATACAAAGATAAGTTTGTTGCGGAAGTAAAGCACAATGGACGTATTCTGAGAGTTCGCGATGGGTACGTCTACCTCCCATTTGGGAGCGAGTATTCTATTCTCTTCAAAAATCTAGATTCTCGAAAAGCTCTCGTAAACGTTCATATTGATGGGGATGATGTTCTTGATGGACATTCTCTCGTCATTGGGCCTAACGAGACAATTGAGCTTGAAGGTTTTATGAAGGGAAACGTTGCTAGAAATCGTTTTAAATTTATTGAGAAAACAGAACAGATTTCTCAACATCGTGGTGACAAAATTGATGATGGGCTAATTCGAATTGAGTTTGCATTTGAAAAACCTCCAATCAAGATTCAAGAGGTCATTAACCATTATCACCACCATCACCACCATCATAGACGCGATTACTGGTATGAGCCTCTTCGTTGGACATACACCAATAGCGTGAGCGATAATACGCCAACGCCTAGAAGCGTTAATACGTTTAATGCAACTCTGGGTTCGGCAGATGCACCAGAAAACATTTCTGCTAATGTATCAATGAGTAACATCCAGACACCAATCAGTGACTTAGGTATAACTGTAAAAGGATCTGAAGTTAATCAACAATTTCAGTATTCTTCAATTGGTGCTGTGGAAGATTCTCAGGTTATTGTCATTCAGCTTCGTGGCTCAAGTGACAGCGGGAATAAGGTTACACAACCGATTACAGTAAAGACAAAACTAACATGTAAGACGTGTGGTACATCATCACCGTCTACACATAAGTTTTGCCCAACCTGTGGAACGTTTCTCGAATAAAATAAAAATATGTAGAAGGCTTACGGGCGGGTTGTTCATCATCTACAAGGGTAGTTGGATGGGCAACTCGCCTCTTTTTCGAGAACAAAAATAAAATTTATTCGATTGCAAGGGATCATAGATTATGACTAAAGACTTTGAGATCAGAATAGAAGAAGAATATAAAGATGCAGTATTTGATTCAATTGGAAAAATGAATAAGAAAGACCGCGAAAGACCAATGGGAAGAGTTGAGATTTATGAAGTAGATGACGATGGAAAAAAGAAACTAATTCGCAAAAACAATTTGGTGCTGTACCAAGGTAGAGAGTATATAGCACAACGCATTGTTAATTTGAGCAATGCTGTTACAGATACAACTGCGAATGAATTCATTAGTTGGCTTGGCCTTGGTGAAGGCGGCGTAGACCCCGCAGATCCATTTGATCCCGTTGCTCCGGTCTTAACAGATACCGATTTATATACTGAGGTTCCATTTAACGCAACAAATGCTACATATGCAGATTTTAGACTAGGCAGCTATTACAAACATCCCTTTGATTCTGTTGAGTTTGAACAAGATCCACTAAATGATGACAAATGGCTTATTATCAAAATTACAGTAACGGTTGGTGTTGATGACGCTAATGGCTATCAGCTTAGCGAGGCTGGGTTGTTTACATCAGATTCAGATGCGGCTGGTAACACTGGACCGTTCAATCTATTTGCAAGAGTTACATTCCCGTCAATTGTAAAGACGGACGAGAGACGTATTATTATTGTTTGGTATCTATACGTCTAAAAATTTAAAGAAAGGGGGTTGCTAAGAAGACCTGGAGAGAAAGGAAGTTGGAACATAGAGATTAAATTAAACTATAGAGAAATGTTATTTTCAGGAGGAAGACAAAAATGGCTAATGTTTCTCCGGGGGTATTTTCGAAGATCATTGATCTTTCAACTTTTGTACAGGCCGTGCCATCTACAATTGGTATGCTCTGTGGTCTAACCGAAAAGGGAGAGGACAATGTTCTCAAGTTTATCGGTGGAAGATCAGAATTTATTACAGAATTTGGTGAACCAAATATTGCAACTTATGGAAAGAATTACGGTCAGGCCCCGTACATTGCTTATAACTATCTAGGCGAGTCGGGAGCTTTCTATTTTATGAGAGTTATGCCTGACGATGCTGCATATTCAAACATGAGAATTGATGTTGTGCAGGGAGCAACTGATACGAGTGCTTCTATGCAAATTACATACGTGAGCAGTTTGAATAGCAAGGCGGAAATTAAAACAAATCTATCCCAATCAGGTTCAACATACCCACTCGCATTTCTATATCCAATCGGTCGTGGTGAATATTACAACGCGATTGGTGTGCGATTCACCGAGGTAGCAAACCCACTTTCGGAAGGGGTGTACATCCTTGACATCTATGAGAAGCAATCAGATGGAGAGGATGAAATTGTTGAATCTTTTGAAGTGTCATTTGATCCGAAGGCGCAAGACACTGCGGGGAATAGTATCTGGATCGTAGATGTGCTTGCAAACTTTTCAGCATTTTTAAGATGTGAAATGAATATCTCTGATGAAGTTTATTCACCAGGATATAATCTGCTAGTTCGAGCATGGGATCAGAATATTGGTTCAGTTAGTGCATCCATTACATCTGGTTCAGCTTGGATTTCGGACAACAAGCAAGTATTTACAGATTGGCAAGAAGCAGATACTACAAACGGTACTGCGGACTATCTCATCGTTGCCATCGATGCCAAAGGAAATAAATTGTGGGGTTGGGCTGGAGCAGCTTTCGGTAGCGAAAGCGAATCAGTTGAAATTTACAACAACCGCAATCTATCTTCTGCGGTTCAAGCATGGATCGGTGATACGAGCGTATTTGACGTAAACAGTGATATAACATATGAAGTTCGTAAGGCATATACATCAGTAGCAAATGCTTTTACTTCTTCAACGCCAGTACCAATGCGTAGAGGTTCAGAAGGATCTCTCCTTGACACTGCCGGAGACCTTGATACAACAGTAGCAACACAATTGCTAAATCAAGGTTATACGGGGGTAATTGATGGAGATGTTCTTGATACGGAGAATGTTTACTTCTCAATTGTCTTTGATGCGGGTTATCCAGCCGATGTTAAGACTGCAATCAGCACTCTATGTCAAACCAGAAGAGATTGCGTAGGTATTCTTGATAATGGAGATAACTCAACCTTTAACGCATCAATCAATGCACGTAATAACACGAATACTTTTAATAATTACTTTGTTGCTCTATATGAATCATATAACAAGGTTTATGACGCATTTACAGGTCAAGATATATGGGTGTCACCAGTATATCATATGGCCTACATTCTTCCAAGAAATGACACTGTTGCACAGCTTTGGTTTGCGGCAGCAGGGTTTAACCGAGCAGCAATTGATACAATTAAAGAGCTTCGCTATAATCCAAGACTTGGGCAAAGAGATCAATTGTATCTCAAACAGCTCAACCCAATTGTCAAATTCAACCCAGGATATGTCGTTTGGGGTCAGCTAACAAGTCAAGCGAAAGCAAGCGCACTACAGGATCTCAATATTGTTCGTTTGGTACTCTATATTCAAAGAGCATTTGAACAATTCTGTCGCTTCTATATCTTTGAGCAGAACGATGCAATTACCTGGAATGAAGTTTCAGGTCAGTTGGTTGCTTTCCTTGAAGTTATTAAGAAACAGAGAGGTCTGTATAGCTATTCAGTTGATGTTGGTGCAACTGATTACGAAAGAAGAACGAAGAAATTCCATGTTGATGTAATTCTTGAGCCTACAAGAGTCGTTGAACAGATTCAATTGAATTTCTTCATTCAATAAAATCGCCAAAAAAATGACCGCCCTTTCAATTGAGAGGGCGGTCATCATCATTCCTTTACTTACTTCTTTCTTTAATGTAAGCTTCTGCGTCTACAACTTTCTTGAGTATTTCATCAAAATTCTTGGAATTCTTTATGTTAAAAGCATTAATAAAGATGAAGTATGCAGACAATGGTCTATCATAATCACACACTACTTCGTCTTTTATTATCAAGCCCATATCATGAAGTATATCCACGACGACCTTTATACTATCCAATAATTTATCACCCTCTTTTACTAGCAGAGTTGTGACTTCTTTATTTATAATTGTTTCCGCAACACGCTCAATGATTTCCTTTTCTGCTCCAGGATAATTGAATATTCCAGCCTGTTCCCTCGGTGACATGAAATCTAAGATACTCATGCCAGCGGGAACGGCAACATAGGTCATTATCGTAATCATATTGGCTCCTTAATGGTGACTGATAATTAAATGAGAAATTCCGTGGAATACGTTGCCGTGTTCAACTTCAGAACCAATTGCCGTATTATCTGCGAACTCTAAAACATATAAATATTTTCCATCGTTATTTTTAATGAGGTTTTCAGCAACTTCTTTTATTTTTCTTCTTTTGATTCTTCTATGCTTTGCATCAATAATAGAATGTTGTTTTTTATCTTTCATAATAGCTCCAACAGAGACCCCCAATTCATCACACTCTTTTCTGAGAAAGCTATAATAATCTTCTACTTCAGGAAAATACCCAGAATTTATCTCCTTGGTAATATATCTTATAAGAGCTAAATCGCTTGAATCGATTTTGATTGGAAAATTCTTAACTCTGCACTTTTTTTGCATCTCTTCATAAATGTGTTCAATGATATCTTTTCTATAGATTCCAAGTGTCTGTTTCAGGTCTGCTGAGTCATTAATCACACGGTCAAAAATCAAGACAAACGACGAGCTAGATGAATTTGTTACAAAACTATATTTTATCTTCATGCTGAGAATACATCCGTTTGATTGTCATACCGGGGTAGTTTCTTTCAAACCATATTTTTCTGTCGTTACAATCTTCATTGTTGCAGTCATCAGATGAACAGTGTGGACAAATGAATGCGGTCTTTCGACCACAACAGGGACAGCGCGAATCAATGTGTAGATCGTTCAAGTTTTCTTTCCTCCTTTATCGTATCCGTCTTTGTACCACCCAGAACCTTTTAGCTGAAACGTCGTGCGCGAAATTATCTTCTTCATTTTACCTTTACATTTCTTGCAAATGATGTCATCTCGGTGTGGGAAGAATCTATCTTCCCACACTTCTTCAATATTATTGCACTCTGTACATTCGTATTCATAAACTGGCATGTTTCATCTCCTCATCTAATGGACATCGGTCACAATTATTTTTAAGCATAGTTCGAAATGTATTGAATATTGGGGAATTAACCCAAGCCCATCCAATTGATTTATTCTTCAAACTAACTGATCTATGTTTAGATGCAAATGAACATGGCATCATGTTCATATCGGGACTTATATAGGCTGATGATCTTGCCCCTTCGCAAGTATCAATCGCTAGACCTTGTAGTTCATCAAATTTACTCATGCGTTTTGCATAATTGACAAGACACGAATCCATACCAATTTTAGGATTTTGTGAATGCCCAAATTTTGCCCCAAACACAATATCAAAGAATGTATCAAGTTGCTTAAGTGTAGGAACCATTTTACCGAATCCTTGCCCTCTACCAACTGGTTTGAAAAGCAAGAATATGATTGCATTTATTTTATCAAAATCAACGTTGCCTTTCCATATGTTATATCCATATGCCACAAAATTAGCAGACCCCATTCTAGAGTTGGTTAGAACAAAATGAATATTGGTTTTTATTCCTTGTGTGATAAATTTCTGAATTGCATCATACGTGTAGTCTTCATCATAGCTACTAACAGCCACCGCCCCACAATTCTTTGAGATTTCAACTTCTTCATCAGTTAGTCCATTTCCGCTTGTCGTGTAGTTTGGGACAACATTATTTTGACAACAATACTCAATTATCTCTTTGAAGTTTTCATGTTTATTTGGGTCACCTCTACCACCTAGTGCAACTTGCATTACAAATTGTTTAGTCTCATCTATTATTCTCTTAAAGTCATCCAATTTCATATTTGGTTGACTTTCAGAACCCTGATAGCAGAAGGGGCAATTGTTTTCGCAATGCCCCATTATTCCGATGTCTAACATTGACGGCATGTTGAGCCAGAAGGGATCTGAATGCCCATTGATTCCTGTCAATACTTCCAGCCCATTATACTTATTAAATAATATTTTGTATTGATCAGTGACCACTTCTTTAGTAAAGCGGCCCTTTATTTTGATACCTTTTTCTTTATCTGTAACTTGCCGCACAAATGTTTTCATGAAGAACTCCCTGTTAGATATTCTTCACAAATTTCAACACATAATTTGTTGATGACTTTGTGATTTGGACTTCTAGGAAGAACACATTTATCCTTCAATAATAAGCTTAACTCGAAATCGAAAGTTTCAAACCGATCTTCAATTTCTTCATATGTCAATGAACCATTTCGAATTTCAAGAAGTTGCGCGGCGTCGTGACGAGGAAATGTGATCTTTCCTGTTTGAATCAGCTCATAACATTCATATACCAAGCGAAACAAATGTGATGCGTGTTTTGTATCATACCCATATTTTGCTTCAAGTGCTGCTCTTGCAGGGTTTCTAACCTTCAACCATTTTTGATATTGCTTCCACTGATGGAGAGCTTGTGTATAGCTTTGCTCTTTGGCAAGAACTTCAAGAAAATTGTCAGAAACAGGAATGAGTGTTTTTATTGCATTGTAATCTTTATTTTGAAGATTACTTATTAAATCTTCATAACTGTGAAACTCTTCCATTTTTTCAAGCTCATCGGCTAGCTTATGAAATTTACCAGTTTGCCTCATATACATAGAAACTAATTTGTTAAATGCACCAATCTGATCACCGGGAATCATTTTAAGATCTGGTAAACCGAAATCAGATCGTTCTGGTTTCTTCTTTGGTGGGTTAAGCAACCAATGTCGATGTGTACGAATTCTCTTCATCTGAGATCTTGCATAACCATAGAAAGTATGTTTACATTTTTGTGAAACAAAATGTTCCCGATGTTCAGCAATCTTCATCCATTTGACTTCATTGACACGGAGAAGATCATAAGGAACAAAAAGATATTCAATGATGTTTGGGTTTGAGTTCATTGCGAGAGACACAAAAGTTCTTATTTCTTTGTACTCGGTGTCAGATTCTGAGTCGGTAATATCTCTGACATTTTCAAGTCCATAGAAATAATCTCTTGAAGGAATAAAGACCCCCCGAATATCAATATCTGATTCTTCGGTAGCCATTCCATATAAGTGACTTCCCGCAATGAACTCACAAATTACCTTAAACCCATCAGGCCATTTAATTGCCACTCTGAAATTTTCTCCTTTACAAGTTGTGTTAATGTTTCATGATTGTTTAATGAAGGGTCATCCACTGTTGCCTCTAGAAGATATTCCTTCATTCTTCCAATGTACGGTCCCGGCGAGATTCCTGTGATCTTGATTATGTCATTGCCGTTGATTTCAAGATCCTCAAATCGATTCGGAGACTTCACATCAAACGCATTTTTGATACGTTCTAAATCAGCCCGAATCTCTTTAAGTGGAAACTCTCCTTTCCACACATTTGCTTTACCGTCTGCAAGTTTCAGTCGATAAAGATCCCGCCAATCTAGATCATAATCTTGCAAGGTCTTAAGAGTCTTGCGAGTTGCCTTCGGTGTTTTAAAATTGTGCATATGAAGACGAGTAAGAGCGGTTACTTGAGAAATCTCCTTTTTCGGAAATTTTAAATCACTCAACTCTTTCTCAAGAATCTTTTGACCTTCAACGTCATGTCCTTTGAATTTCAAGTCGCTGGTTTTTGGGTTCCATGTACATGCATAAGGTTTTCCTATATCATGTAAATATGCAGCAAGTTTCACGAGAGGGTATTTTGTTGATATGCTATCACCAGCAACATAGCTATGTGTGATTATGCTTTCCTTATGATGTACTCCGTGTAGATCCCCGAATTCGTAGCAGCATTCAAGACTTGGAAAGATATCTTTCAGCACTCCAATCTCATGTAGTGCGTTGAAGAAAGCTGAAGCCTCTCGAACTTTCATAGCTTTCATTATCTCTTTCTGAACCCTTTCTTTAGCTACGTATTCTTTAATATAATGTCCGTACTTTTGCAGAACTTCTCTTGTCGATTTTGAGAAAACCCCATCAATTGCGGCAAGAAATCGACATGCACGAATGATGCGGTTAGGATCCTCCTTGATTCTCTCTTCTGCGTCTCCAACGAATCGAATCATTCGACGCTTCAGATCATCTCTTCCATGATAAGGATCAATAACATCTCCTGTAAACCGACAGAATGCCATTGCGTTGATAGTTAAATCTCTTCTTGAAAGATCTTCAGTGATCGTGTTTGCGTAAGTAACCTCAACCTTTTTGTCACTCAGACCCAGATAGCGATCTTTGCGAAATGTCGCTACCTCAATCTCATCAACAAAAGTCACTTTGAAGTATGTACCAGCAAGCACAATCTTGTGATCTGCAAATAGCTCTTGAATTTGCTCAGGACGAGCTGATGTTACAATGTCCTCGTCGGCAGCATTCTTCCCTTGCAAAAAATCGCGCACTGCGCCACCGACAACATATGTTTCAAACCCGTGTTCGCATAATTTTTGAACTATATATTCAGGTGTTGCTTTCATCACTCCCCCCAAAAATATTTTGGAAGGGCGCCCTGTTTTGGCAGGACGCCCTTCGTTTCAATGTCAAGCAAAGAGCTTCTGCAAGCTCTTTGCAACCACGATGTCATTTCTCGCAATTTCCGTCAGAACGCAATCCAGCACGAAAGAGACGCTGAAGTGCTGCACAGTTTCAGCGTCAATGTAATCAACTTTGCCGTCAGGTGTGAATCCGTGCTCCCTCACACACCGCGCAATTTCTTCAAGTTCCTCCCTCGTGAACTTGAAGAAGCCCTCAACATCTTTCAAAGTGACTTGGTTCTGATCAAACTGCATGGGTAGCTCCTTTCATTAGAAGTTGAAAACAAATAACGCGCTCTATCATTTATTAATATATATAGTATTGTGTTCCAAAAGCTGTCAAGACTGAGAACAAATTACAAAAACTGTGGGATTTCTATATAATGAAATTAAGCGACTATCTGGAACAAATTCAAAATCATGATGAGTCAATCTTCCCGATGGACTCCATCGCACAGAGAAGAACATTTACTGATAAAGAACGAGAGAGAAGAAAGAAGAAGGAGAAGATTGTGGAACAGAAAGAAACCAAGAAAAGAGTCATGGTTGATCTAGATGGAACCATCCACAAATATTCTAAAGGGTTTCAAGACGGTACACTGTATGATGGCCCATTTGACGGGGCAAAGGAAGCTATAGATTGGCTTCGAGATCAGGGATATGAGGTGGTAATTTTTACGACACGAGTCTCAGAAGAAAATTCAGAAGAAATGGGAAATAATCTAGAAGAGCAGTATCGGTATATTGAAGAATATTTAAGAAAAAATGGAATTTACTTTGACCGAATAACAGCGGAAAAATTAGCTGCCGAATTTTATGTAGACGATAGAGCGGTACACATACCCAATGGAGATTGGGATTATGTGATCAGCACAATTTCAAAAAGGATTAGTAGAACCGAATAATAGAGTTCGGTCAGGAGGAAACAAAATGAAGAATTCATTTTCTGAATTAGGACAAAACATACTCACAAGAAAATTTGGTGGTACTACGCATGGTGTTGCGGATCCATACGTAACTGGTTATCATTTTGTATGGTTCGACAAACTACCCGCAGGACTACCTGCATATACATCAGTTGGAATCAGCGCACTTCAATCTAATAGTGAAATTAGAAACGTATTGGCGGCTTCATGTCTATCTGTAACACCTCCGGGTGGTACTCTCAATAAGGTTGAATTCACTGGTCTTGGTGGTGTAAAGTGGGCAGTTCCTGGTAACATTGATTATGGAAATACCGTATCAGTGAAATTTCTCGAATTCAACAAGACACCTATTCTTGATATTATGCACGGATGGGTAAAACTCATTCGAGATTACCGTACTGGTATTACGGATCTTGTTGACGGAGAACAAGGAACCGGATATACAAAAGCAACTTATGCAGGTTTAATGTATTACTGGACAACTGCACCAGATGCGCGCACAGTTGAGTACTATGCTTGTTATGATGGTATATTTCCAGGAAAAGATCCTCAAGACCTTTTTACAAGTGATGTGGAAACCGTTGGAAGACTAGATATTGAAGTTGAATTTAATGTTGATTATGTATGGAGAGAGCCGTGGGTCAAAGCAAAATGTGATTCATTTGCCTCAACATTCGCAAACGCAATTCCAACAGTTAAGGGTTACGGCGAACAGCAGTCGCAATAATTAGGAGGGTAATAATATGAAACGCAGTGATCTACAATTATATTTGCTTGATGTATTAAGACATTCAAAGCTTTCAAAATCTGGGAAATTGCAAATGATGAATTTCATTAAGGAAGCTTCTATGATTCAATTAAAAGCCTTAATTCTAGACGGAAAAATTGTGAATCCATCAAAAGATGCAGAAGAAATTATTAATCATAGATTTAAAATAAAAAACTTGAAGAAGAAATAATGGATTCTAATTGACATGAAATCAACTGATTTATATCTAAATAAAATTCAAGATTCTGTTGAAGAGGC